AAGCTGTGTGATCAGTCCAAGTGCAGGAGTAAGTGTCTGAGTAAAAGGTGACATCAATCCTGCTCCAGCTCGTGAGAATGCAGTCTTGAGATTTGCCAAAGCCCCATCAAATGTTTGTCCAATTGTAAGAGCAGCACCGCCCATACCTTTTTCTACCGCATTTTGGAAGTCCGCAAAGCTTATTTTTCCTGCTTTTTGTAGAGAAAGTACTTCTTCTGTAGATTTTCCAAGTGTCTCTGATAATAAATTGATGATAGGAATGCCTGCTTGGTGTAATTGATTTGTCTCTTTTGCTGATAGCTTTCCTGAAGTAGCAATCTTATTAAAGATTGCCCCCATCTCTTCCATTCCTTTTCCTGAGATAGCAGAAGCATCACCTACAAGTTTGATAGATCGTGTCAGATCATCGCCTTGCTTCACTCCTGCTGCCACAAGTGATGCTGAAATGGATACCGCATCATTCAATGCATAGGCTGTATTTTTTACTCCTGCAAGAGCATTCTTCATGATCTCATCCACTGCTGCTGTATCATGTCCAAGACCTTTGAGCTTGAATTGAGCTTGCTCTATATCCATTGCTCTTGCCATACCACCATCAAATACAAGACCTTTGATTGCTCCTGCAATATTCTTGATACCACCAATAATAGAATCAAGACCTTTCATAATAAGATCTGAAGCAAGATTTGCTTTGAGTACATCACCAAAAGAGAGAGATTTCTTTTCAGTGGATTGCATCTCATCTCCCAAATCTTTCACTTTCTTCTTTCCTTTGTCAGATGAATCTCCTACTTCATCCACTCCATCTGCACCTTTTTTGAGACCATTCCTCAGCTGATCAGCCATATCAATCATCTTGGTCTTTAAGATATCTCCGAATGTCTTTGGCTTATCCTTATTTGTATCAAGCTTTCTCCCAAATGCATCTACTTCATTTGATGCATTCTTGCTGCCATTGATCATCATGTCCATTTTGTCCATGAGACCTGATTTGAGTGCATTCCCAAGAGTGGAAGGGTGCTTCACTGTGTCTACAAGTACCTTCCCAAAATCCTTGACATTATTCATGCCATTATTTACTTTGCTTTTCATCTCATCCATACGTATATTCATATCATTTTTGATTTGAGATGATAGCTTCACACCACCTGCCATACTCTCAAGCATTGCTGCTCCAAGAGTTTTGAGTGATGTAATATTTGGAGTTATCTTGGTGCTTACATTTTGCTGCTCAGAAGAGAATGCCTTGAGTGATTGATTATTGCTTGCAAGCTGTTTGTCAGTGAGTTGCATTTCTAAATTTAAGAGATTCATCTTCTCTCTTACTTTATTTGCTTCAGCTGAATTCTCTCCATACAGAGCCGTTACAAGATCAAGATTTCCTTTCAGAGCAAGATACTTCTGCATCTGTGTATCAATCGTTGCATTGAGGATTCTATTTTCATTTGCTGACCTCACAAGAGAATCAGAATCAGATGTATGTAATTGAGCATTGATTTTCAATTGATCCCCTAGTATTTTGAGATCAGCAGATATTCCATTCAAAGCTTTTCTATAATCCGATTCACCTTTTAAGATGATGCTACCGCCCATATTACCCAAAGCATTGTCTCCTTTCCTGTTAGTTGTATATACAATTGACACAATTAGCACATTGCACAAAAATTACACTGAATTATGATATAGATATGTGTATTATTTTAGCAGTGAAATTTCTTGAATTTTGATATACGTATACAACGCATTTATTTGCCCCTAAAACGCATTTTCTTCATTACCCTATGTAGATATCAAAAAAATCATTTTCGTGCGTTTTCCGAATACTGCATAAATTACTATGCCATGTTCGATTGATGTTTTGTTCATATTCACAAGATGATATTCAAGCACTTTTTTCACTCATACAATTCATTATCAGTAGAAGTGATCACCATCCTCTTCTAAAAAATCCTCATCCTCTTCTACAAGTGATCTATAGGATCTCTTTGATAGCTCAAAATCATATTGATTTTGATAATGCTTATACATCTTCATAAGCTTCACAAGTGTCATTCTACCTACTTCACTCTCAGTAAATCCAAGTAAGCAGTGACCAATAAAAAGAAGCCAAGAGAAATCAATTATGATGCTCTCTTGGATTATTCCTTTTTTTCCTCTTCAGATATCTCCTGTGTAGAAGTCTCACTTGCTCCTGTACCATCTTGCACAGCTTCTCCAATACTCATCCCAATTTTTTCAAGACCTATGCTTGTGATGATTCTTCCTACTTGTTTTTCTGTAAGCATAGGTGTTTTGCTTCCAGTCTCTTCATTGATCATATCAATTGCTTCATTCATTGCAATTGTCATCCCAAGCTTCAGTGCCTTGATATCAAGCTCTGCATCATCTTCAGGCTTTAGCTTTTCTGCCCATTTATCAAAAGATCCAAATGCATCTTGAATTTCTTCCATTACGTTCAAATTGAAGATGATAGGATACTTATTTTCGTGATCTAAAAATATATAATTATTTTTCATATTTTCTCCTTATACAAAAAGAGCATCCATCAAATGTGAATGCTCTCATAGTCTTTATGCTATTACATCATCACTACCAATCTCTGATAGTCCAATTGTGAATGCTCTTCATGCAGGTGCAGTAAGTAGATCATCAAGCCACTTGGAAGCATCTCCAAAATTGTCAAATGTAGCTGTCCTACTCCACAGTAGTCTCTCATTATCTGTTTCATCTTTCACTTTTACTGCAATGATATCTCCCTGAATCGTAGGAGTTTGGAATTCAATTCCATCTCCTGCTGTCTTTCCATCAGCCACAAAATCCTTGAATTGTGTCTTTGGATAAAATTCAGCTTTATAGAGTCTCTTTCCGCCTTTAATCTTAACTTTAATTCCACCAATTGCGATATATGGTGCAGTGTCATCAGAGTATTTGGTCACTTCCTTTGTGGTCGCATCATATTCATGACCTAAAATTTCAGCAATCTTCTCATCAATTTCATGAGTAATCCCAATATCAAGAGTACCACCTGTCACCATCTTGGCAGATTCTACCACCATATCAGATCCATATAGCTTTGCTTCCGCTACATTAAGACCTACCTTCATCTCAATGATTTCACTGAGTGTGTCAGCGGTAGTCACCTTATCTTGCTCATCAAGCTTTGAGTATCTTAGATATCTTAATCCTATTTGAGCCATTATTCATTCCCCTTTCTTACTCTTCTACTATTCTTTCAAAGCATAGAGTCTTGTGATAATATTTCGTATCAGTCTCGTACATTTCAGAAGAGTCACCACTCATTACTCTTACAAAATCATTCTCTAGTAAGAGCTTGATCAGTCTCTTCTCAATGTCTTTGTAGTTGTTCTTGGAGAAGATATCAAAGTCATATTCCTGCTTGATTGTATCAGTTCCATCATCTCCATATAGTCCTTCATGTATCGTAGGTTGGAAGGTGATATATGTCTCTTGATCTCCTTCATATTGCAGGTAATATACAGGAGTACCAAAATCTTTGAATAAATTCAAGATATACTCATTCATCTATTTACTCCTATCTATCCTGTGGCAAATATTTCTCTTGTATTTTCAGCATTGCTTCTGCCACACCATCCTTGCTCATCTTCCATCCTCTTCTCCAGAATCTTGTCTTTCCGATATCAGACCTTCCCATGTCATAAATATTATAGAGATAAGGCACAGGTATTCCTTGCTTTGACTTGACAGATCCCTTTGACCATCCTGAAGTCTTAATATATCCATGTACATATATTCTTGTGGCTTTTCCTGAGAATTTTCTTCCATCTCTTGCTTTGTCTTTGACCATGTACCCTGCAAGATGTGCTATAGGTGTATTTGATATGGTGCTTACAAGATTTCCAAGTACTACATCAGCACCTGCTTGTGTCATTTCTTCCATCATTACAGGGAGATCATTCTCAAGTTTATTCAAGTCTTTGATTATATCTATCCCAAGATCAGATGGTGTCAGATTGAATTTCGCCATATAATCACCTACTTTTGTACCTCTTTTGCTTGAATTTCTAGCTGAGTGCATTTCTCATCTACATTATTCAGGTATTCAATAGTGTATCTTCTGTCATTGTAGAGTAGGATCATATCTCTAGTGATCTGTACATTTGGATAGCGTATCGTGAAATTTGTGTAAGCTTTCTCAAAATCAGAATTATTTGCTATCATAGTGAATCCTTTGGTAGTCCTTACATCTGCGTAGCACACAAGGATCTCCTGCTCCACAGGTTTCTGATTGAATCCTGCATCATCTTTCTTCTCATGAAGCTTGATGATCTTTATCTTGTGATTGTATTTCCCTGCATTCATCATAAGAGATTCACGCTATGCATTCCCAAGATGGTCTCTACTAGCTTATTTGCTCCTGCATTCCCTTCTACATAGAGTGTACGATTATCATACATATCTTGACACAGTACATACACCACTATCACAAAATCATCTTGTGCATCAAGATCTTCTTGTCCTGTATAATTCATGATGTAAGATTTTGCCACATCTAAATATGTTTGACATTCAATCAATTGATCTTCACTTGCATCAGGTAGCCTGATGTAAGCAGCAATATCATCTCTTGTTAATTCGCTTACTTTCTTTGCTACACTCATGCCATCTACCTCTTCATCATTTTTTCTTTGGTGCAGGAGTTTTCTTTGCCCCTACACCTTTGACTTCTTTCTTCTCTTCATTCACAGCTTCCACATATCCTGCTCTGAGTAGATCCTTTGCGGATCTATCATCAAGCTCAATAATCTCTCCAATATTGGATGATACAATTCCAGTGAAGCTGATTAGTGTTTTGTATTTCTTCACTTCATCACCTCACATCATCTTCATGATAGATATTCCTAATGAAAGAGCATACAAATGTATTAAGCTGCTCAATGCGTGCATCATCAGGATCTTCCCACTCTTTGTACCCAATTTCAGCACCAGATACATACTGCGTGTTGTACCACACAGCATCAGGTGAATATCCTTGAGGGAGTATTCCTGAAAAGTGCATCAATACTCCTGTATGATCTATCTTGATACAAGCTTCTACAATTCTCCCCATATAAATATATTGATTATCATACTCTTCATTCATGCTTGATGTGATGTACTGCACTCTATCTGCCATTGTACCTGCATGTGCAAGCCTTCCAATTTCAGGAAGATCACTTGCTTCTGCAAAAATGATGTATCCGCCCATTCCAAGACCTACAGGAGCGGCAGGATGTACATGCCTGAAAGGCATCACTTCATCTGCATCAAGATCAGTAGGCACGATATAGATACGATAATGATATTGCCTTCCTATCCTATACCTTCTCAATACAGTAGTAATATCAGGATATACTTCAATTCTTGTATTAGGAATATCAGGATATGGTGGAGAACCTGATTTTTTATTTCCTGACCATTTGATTGTTAGTGGCTTCCTGATCTCAATATTATCTTGGATGTGTCCTGATGCATCATTAATAAAATCATGCATATTTACTTCAGTGATCTTTTCTCCACTTTTGAATGCATCCTTGTGATAATCAATGTGTCCTTTGCTCATTACTTTCACCCCTTTCTGCACTTTTATCCAATGACATCATCTCCACCTATCAGAGATTGGTCTATGGTAAAAGTGCCACCTAGTTTCCCATTACAAGCTTGGAGATCGCTTGAGCATTTTCCACCTTAGAATCAAATTCAATCCACCCTACCACTCCTGTTGCATGCTGAGTAGCAAATCTTTCTCTTAGCACCTGAATCTCCATGTTTTGTGAGAATTTAGTAGCAAGACCTGACAGATCACCATAATACACTACCGTTGCATCAGCAGCTACCTTTGGCATATTGTCTGATACATATACAGGCTTTCCTAATAGAGAATATCCAAAGTCAAGAGTAGGATCTTCATTGAGTAGGTATCTTCCATCTCCATCTTTTAGAAGTCTCAAAGCTGTAAGTGTCTCAGAATGCATGATAAATACTGCGTTTTGTTGGAATATAGACTTCACAGAATCCTTCAATTTCACAATCTCATCAAGGATGATTGCTGTTGCTGATGCTGCTATGATTGTTTTTGTTACTGTAGAAAGTCCTGCGACCTTTCCAGTTGTTCCATTAAGAAGCTCTCTTTCAATAAATCTTGAGATATCCATTGCCATCACATTGATCACATGATTCACAATATCAAATGCAGAATTATTGATCAGAGAATTACCAATCTTTGTTAATACTCCTGCAAGGAATCCATCTAAATTGATTGATGTGAAGCTTCCTGCTTTGCTCTCAAGATCAGTGAATTCTGTCGCATAGTCCATCATAATCTGATTCTTGTCATCATAAAATGGAATCATGATCTTTCCACCTATATTGTACTTTGTACTCTTTTCAAGCACAGGACAGATATCATATACTCTTGCAATGATCTTCTGTACAATCGTTTGAGGAATTACTGCTCCATTACTTCCTACATCCATATTGACATCAGCTCTTGTCTCTGTGGACAGCTCATCTCTGATGTAATCTGCGAATACCCTCATCTCTGTATCTTCTTGTGATGCTTGTCCATCATCACCTGATGCACCTTGATCAGCATCATCACTTGATTGAAGAACAGCTTCCAGAGTTCTCATGCCTTCGATTCGTTGAATCGTTTCATCAAGATCCTTTGCTTCCTGCTCCAATGCATCGAATTGCGTGGTTTCTTCTTCTGAGAATGCTCTCTCTTCTGTCTCAGCTTTGCTGATCAGATCGTTCATCTTTGTTCTGATCTCAGCCTTTTTCTCAAGTAGTTTCTTGAGTAATTTCTTGTTCATACCTTTTCCCCTTTCATTTTGGAATATGAATTGTCATATATACAAGAGCATTCTCATGCTCATTTGTATCTTATAATCTGAGCTTATTTGCTCTGTGCTTGTACTTAGTTAGATCAATATGCTCTTTTTTGTCTGTGTCTTCAATCACATCTACATCAAATGCTTCCTCGTTGGCTCTGAATTCAAATACAAGTGTATCTTCCTCTCTCATCTCAATGAGTGTGCCAATGTATGCAGGTGATTTGGTGTCATCTACTACTGTTACCTCTTTTAGGATCATATCTTCTACAGTTCGCTCTCTTATGCCATTTTTTCCTTCATAAAATTCTTGTTTTGTAGGAGAGAAGCCAAAACTCCATCCTTTCAAGCGATTTTCCTTTGCCTTTTGGATAACCTCTGCATCCGTTACTCTAAGCTCTGCCTTTAGTCCTATGGAATCCTCTCTAAGCTTTAGAGTGTTATCTGATGTCTTACCTAGTACCCTGTCAGGTCTATGATTCAAAAGTGCAAGGATTTCTCCGCCTTTCTCAATTGCTCGCTGAAATGTGCCTGCTGCTATCTTCTCGATGAATCTCCCTTGATTGTCATATAGTGGTTTAGAGAATCGTTCGACACTTTGGACATAACCCTGAATGATTGCTTCGTTATTTCTTACCTCAATATTCATTTGCTTCCCCCTTCTACTGTCAGATTCCCCTCAGAGTCTACTTTCACAATGCTTGTTGTGTTTGGTGTGAAGTATTCTTTTGTTTTGGTATTGTAGAATACATTTGCAAGACTAAATGGAATCATATCAAGACCTTCAAGCTCTTCCTTGTCTTCCAAATATCGCACCTCGTTTGGAGTGATCCAATTGGATTGCATCGCGAGCTTATAGGCTTCATATCTCTCTTTGATGTTTCCTCTTGTGATCTCTTTTGTATCAAAAGAAAAATAGTGTGAATCTTTCTCACTCTCAAGAAGCAAGCTCTTATTGAGTGCTGATTCAAATGCTGAAATAATAGGCATGATTGCTCTTCTTACTGTTTCATCATAGCTGTCAAAGATATGAAATGCCTTATTGATCTCATCATTGAGTCCTCTTTTTCGCTCATTCATTTGAAGCTCTACCCCTGTATTCCCTGCTTCTTCAAATGTAACTCCATCATTGAGGATCATCATATTGTCTGTATTTTGAGAATAGAGCCTTCTCCATGCATTCTTGAGAGCTGCAAGTGCAGGCTCAGATAGTTTCTTATTCGCTTTGAGGAAGCCTTTTTTGACTCCACCCTTCTTCACTAGCTGCAATTCAAATAATAAATTTTCAAATGCTGTTGAGATTGCATCAGAAATCTCATCCATGAGTCCTATACCTTTGATACCATCCTTTGTATCTCTTAGTAGTGCGATAAATTCCCATAATTCATAGGACTTATCATGTACAATGTACTTCCCATCCTTAAATATTGGATGAATGTCCTTGAAGTATGAGACTGATTCCGCATCCACATAGTGCAGCGATTTCACATCATTTCCATTTTTGTATATATAGCAAAATCCACCTTTATCAAGGAAGTAGTCCTTAATCATGGCTTTTTTTAGCTGATATCCATCCAGTGTGTCACCTGTATCATCATTGAGCAGTGTGCATCTTCTGTCCTCTATATGTTCAATCTTCCTCTTACCATCAATGATTGTCTCTTTGTATAGATATACATCAAGCATTGCGATCGTTCCTGAAATCAAATCAATTGCACTTGATACTACAGGCACAGAAAGAGCATGATTCTTCGTGATTTTTTTATTATTTATCAAAGCTTGGAGAAGTGTATCCTGTACAAGTCCGCTTTCTTCAGGTAGTGGAATCTCTTCTTCGGCTCTAGTCTCTATTTTCTTGAATCTATCCAAAAATCCCATCATTATCTCCTAGTCTCTGTTTTTCTTATCAAAGATGAATAATCCTGCAATAAATAACACTATAATCAATACAAATATGCTTCCTGCACTCATATCATTCACCTTTCTTTTTCTAATATTGTACAAAGAAGTCTCCACTTCCTAAGAAGTGATCTTTCTCAAGTAAGAATACTGCATCCAGGATAGCCATCACCATGTCTATCTTTCCCTTACTCTTCTTCTTGTGTACATACTTTCTCATGGTCGTATCATAGGTGACTCTTGCATTTTGGAAGTTAATCTCAAGAAGCTTATTTTTCTCATATCGTACTTGCTCATTGAGGATCTTCTCTTCCAGTAGCTTGGTCGCTGTATGTAGAGTGTCAGAGTGCTGTCTTACCTGCACAGTGTTGAGTCCTGCTTCTTCCCATTTCTGAGCGGATGACAGAGCATTGCTTCTATCAAATCCAATTGCCATGATCGTGCAGCTGAATCTCTCTTCGATACCAATCACAAAGTCCTCTATCACCTTGTAGTCTATAGTCATATTCCCGCAGGCAATGCATTTTCCTGTCTTTATGAATTCATTGTAGTCTATCTTCTCAAATCTATTTTTTTCTTCAATTCTGCCCTCAGGTATAAAGGCATAAGAATCAATTAATATGTTGTCATTATCATCTACTGCTGTAATTGCTACAGAGCAGTTATCCGTTGTAATTGCCAAATCCACTCCCACATAGACATTCATTCCTGTAAAATCTACGTGTGTACTTCTACATTTCTGTACATAATTGACATCAATGTATGTCTCAGTGCCTGCTCCTTGATAGATGATATTGCAGTGCTTTGTCAGGAAGTTTTCTCTGACTGATTCCATTGCAATTGCTTTGGCTCTTCTCTTGAGCAGATCATCCCATATCTCAGGTATATCAAGTGCCACAGGATTTGCATGTTTTAGCACGTTATCATTATTCATCCAGTTCTTAGTGTCATCAGGCTCAAATAATAGTGCAAATACGGTATCATCCTTCTCTATTCCATCCAGTACCCTCTTTGCATACTCTACTTCATCCTCAAATGGATTATTGATTGTTGGATACTTGGTGCTAATGATACATCCTAGTCTATTCTTGATGTTTAATTGACCTGATCGCATGGCTTCAATTGCGTAATTGTTCGGCAATGCTCCTACTTCATCAGCACAAAAGGCTGTAGGAAGCTTCCCATCAAATCTTGATGTAGTGTAATTGAGTGGGAAGTACGCATTTTCTTTGAGAGTGAATGTAATGGAATCCCTTAATATCTTGAATCTTTCAGCATCTTGGTACTTATATATGAGTGGTGAAGCCTTGAGTGTCTCTTCAATTGCCTGCTTCACTTCTCTTGAGAGCGATCCATCAGGTGCTACTGAGTAGAATTTGCTGAATCTTGGCTCTAGTATCATAAGCAAGATAAATATCGTTGCGACTGTGTATGATTTGAAGTTTTTTCTCCCAATCTCAAGCAGTCCTGTATGATATCTCCTTCTCTCATGATCATCTCTATGCACTGTGCATAGAATTGCAATATAGAAGAGCCATTGATACCCTGTAGAGCATTCATAAAGTGTCTGTCCTGCTTTTAGTCCTTTTGGCATGATCAGGAGTTTTAATATTCCTTCAATCTGTGATACTACTTTCTCATCAATACAATAATTCTTATCCTTTCCTTCCCAAATCTTATTGAATAATCTGCACTGCTTCTTCACATACTTTGGAGTATAGGAATTCCTTCCAGTGCATTTCTTGGCATATAGATAAGCCTTGTTGTTAATCACTCTTTATCCCAAGAGCTTCAAATAGTGGGTCAGGCTCATCATTAGCTCCTTGCTTCTTTCTGAGAGTAGTAATGATCTTGATGAGAGTCTGTACTGTTCGATTGCAGCAATCAGCAGTTTTGTTATAATTTGAGATAGCAGGATGTGTATATAGATTCTTTCTTCCCTTCACATACTCTTTTTCTACAAGAGTGCCTTCTTCCTTGATGCTCTTCTCTAATTCAGAGAGCATGTTCAATTGTACTTGGTATGTCTTGAATGTAGTAAGGAAGAAGAAATTCTGCTCCACTCCATACTTCTCAGCTATTTCAAGAATCTGCTTTGCTTGCTCATTCAGATTTATTGCCATATCTTACACCTCTATCTTCACAGCTTTCTGTCCTGTGTACTTCTCCCATCTAGCAATTATCACATCTATGTAGTGTGGATCAATCTCCATCATGAAGCAGTTCCTATCTATTTTTTCACAAGCTATAAGTGTGCTTCCTGATCCACCATAGATGTCTACTACATTTGCACCTACTTCACTGAATCTCTGAATAAACCATTCAGACAGTCTCACAGGTTTCTGTGTTGGATGATGTCGCTTTTTGTCAAATTCTTGCTCAGTTCCAAATAAACCAGCCCACTTGATTCTTGCAATATCTCTCTTGTGTCTCTTTTTACTCCATACAAGCTCAAAGCATGATCCGTACATCTTATCAGCACTATCATCTAGTCTCTTATCCCATACTATCCAAGACCCCTCATTCTTTCCCTGTAGATGCTCAGAATAATAATCTGCACCAAATAGGAATGTTTCCTTACACTTAGCAAAGTTTTCAAATACTGTTGTGATAAGTGCAGGAGTAAAATCATCATGATCTCCTATCACTTTCTTAT